GATTGAGCCGACCTCGGTTCCGAGAGTCTCTAAATCTAACATGACTTGATTTTGCATTGGATAATATACTCTAGATTTCGCGATTGTCAAGCGATTTCTCATCTTTGTTGTTTAATATTTTTTTAACAATTTTCGCGGCGTCCTTAGATATACCAAACTCTTCAATAATTTTTCTGGCAACCTCTGGATATGATCTGGCAATCCCAATAATCATCGCATCATCAACGCTAAGAATTTTTAATTTATTCATGTTTAAAATGGTCTTTCTGCTAACTCGTAGTATTTGCCATCCTTTTTATCCTTCTTTTTATTAAAAGCTTCGTCCTCTTCAATTTGGAGTTGTTCGGAAATCGCTTTCATAATGTCTTCCCGTGTTCCTCTTTCCTCCATCCCGAAATTTTCAACATGAAAATTAATAAAATTACTAATAATTTTTTGCTTTTTATCACCTTTATGGTTTCTTTCTTCAATTGTAATATAGTCATCAAATCCTAATTCTCTTTCGCCTTCAATACGGCACTCAATTTTTTCAAGTTTATGACTACCCCATTTTTCACCGTATTCTTGTAATTCATCATAGGTTTTCTTGCAAAATTTATAAATATTTGAGGCAAACCAAGTAACTCGTTTTGACATAGCAACATCGCCCTCAGCATTAACCTGAATAGCACATAATCCCGCGACTCTAGGAAATGAAGAAACAAGCCTTTTGAGAGCATTTGTTTTTTCGCCCATAATCTGATACTCCTTATTTGCATCAGACATCTTTTCTCCAGTAATTTTCAAATAATCATAAATGAAAAGAACATTTTCTCCGTCTTTAACATTTTGGAAATACCATCTTTTAAATAAAGACATAATCTCTTCAACATCTTTATTCGGGGCATAAATATGAGCAACTTTTCCTCTTAATGGCTCAAGTTTCGCGCCAATAGACATTACTTTCGCTAACTGGCTCTTATTATTTTTAAATTTGCCTTTTTTCAGAATAGCCTCATTGATTTGAGTTAATGAAGCTCCAGTTCTCAACTGAACTCGATCTATTTCCAACTCTGTATCAACATAAAATACTTTGCAATTATTACGAGCTATCTCGGCAGCACCGCGAGCCATAACATTCATAAAAGTTGATTTTCCAGCCTTTGGTGGCGCGGCAATTACAGTTAAATCACCAAAAGTGAAGCCGCCCCAAGTATCATTAAATATTTTAAATGGTGTTTCTAAACCAATTATCTTACTTTCTTCGCGGCTCATAATTTCATCTAATGTGCCACCATACAAATCTTTCCATTCGTCTTCTTCTTCTAAAATAACAGGAATAGCCGCCGATTGGACTTCTCTTTCAATTAATGGAATAATTTCACGCAATGGTTTGTCAATATTCTTTGACATTGTTACGTGAGCTTGTCTTAAAGTAGTCTCTTGTATTCTAAGATAATAATACTTATAAAGTTCCTGCATGTAATCCTTAACAGACTCTTCGGAAACATTAATGTATCTTAGCGAATCTACGTAATCGGACGCCGGAATATTTTCAATCATCGAAAATCCAGAATGATTGAGTTTTTCGATCAATAAATTTGAATCTACTCGGCCCTTTTCATTCCAAAGTGAGCAGATCATTGAATAAATTACTTCATTAACCTTAATATAGAAAAATTTAGGTTGAATAAAACATAGAGCTTCCGCGACTTGATTTGGGAACTTTATTAAACTCGCTAAAACAACACGTTCATTTTCTTGACTAAAAAACTTTGTGTTTAATTGTGGTAATTTCTTTTGGTAATCTGACATTTATTAAAATTTAAGATAATCTTTGAGCGATTTTAAAGGCTCGATTGCTTTTTCGTAAACAATTTCGGGTTGATTAGAGGACTCTTCCTCCAATTCCGGCTCTGGTTCTACTACTTTATCCTTTTTGATAAGCGTTGTGAACACTTTTTCTTCTTTATGATGGGCATTCTTTAATATATACTCAATTCCCCACTTTGACAAGTAAAAAGCTGGATGATTTGCTTTTTCGTTCGGCTTTACACTCATTAAAGTGTCAAAATCGTATCTTTTCAACAATTGTGCAGCGATACTATATTCATTTCCAATATTTCTATCATATCTGATACCCAAAAATAAATGATTTCGAACCTTCTCAAGATTCTCTTTGTAATAGGGGTCTAGTGGGGCAGATTTGGGCTTCTTTGGCTTCGGAGGGTTCTTAGCTAGTCTGTAGCCATATTGATTGATTAAAGCCTCTCTAATCGCAACCAGCGCAGTTGTCCCAATACCCTTAATAGATTTCAACTCATTTGGTGTTTTCAACTTTAAATCGCCAATTGTCTCAATCCCAAATTCCTCCAATTTATTTATTACGCCCTTGCTTACTTCTAAATCTGTTATTTTAACATAATCAAAAAGTTCAGAAGATTTCGCCATATATTTTTTCTAGTTTTTCTAACGACAATGGCAAGTCGTTAGGAAAGACTTCCACTAGCGTTATTTTGTTTAATTTTAGCCAGTTTCTTTTTATTTCATCACGGGCAATCTGATCGAGAAAATCACTTTGCTTATTATGAAAAAATGATGTTTCGCGGGTATGAAAGTCGCCGTTTACCTCTACACAAATTCTCTTATTAAGAGAAAATAAATCCATTCGGAGCGGGCGTTCTGTCCCGCACCCAAAACAAGGAAGTTCTTCGTAAACATGGTGTTTTTCCCAATATTTTTTGAAGAACTGCTTGCAATTAAACTGGAATTTACTGGCGCTCGGCCCGTCCCAATCTATTTTATATTTATCTATTTTCTTTTCTACAAATCCGCCTTTGATTTTAAAGAAAATCATTTCAATCTCTCCAAACAAATATTATAATAACCCTCATCTTTTTCGATACCTATGAATTGACGATTTAAATTCTTTGCAGCAACTAGTGTTGATCCAGAGCCAGCGCAGTTATCTAAAATTAAATCTCCTTCATTTGTATAAGTTTTAATTAGATATTCACAAAGCTCTACTGGTTTCTGGGTTGGATGTAAGTTTCCACCACCATGAATGTTGGCATACTTTAGTATGTTGCTTGGAAATCCTGTAAACGATTCATATTCTTTCCCTATTTGATTTTTTCGCGACCCAATACTTTCTCCATGCCAATAACTTTTTACGACTTTTTTACCTATTGAAATTAAATCCTGCGGATTATATTTCATTCTTTTGCTTCCCAATATCGAAAAATGTCCTATGGGATTGGGACTGAAAACGCTGATAGTTTCTATTTTAGTCATTGGCTTGTTTTTCGAATGCTGCCAACCATTAGCCTTAGTCTTCTCCCAATACCAATCATATTTAAACCAATTAAAATTACTCATTCTTTGAATGGTAGAAAACGGTTCGCTACCAAATAGTAAAACAATACAATTATCTTTTAATATTCTTTCGTAAGCCCCCCATAATTCTCTGAAGTTAATAACAACATCCCATTTACATGCTGTAGTTCCATACGGCAAGTCGCACAAAATCATATCCACCGATTTATCAGGAATATTTTTCATTAACTCTAAACAATCTCCAAACCAGATTTCTTGTATCATTTTTTTAATAAATTTTATAGTATCACTCCAAATTTTTCCTTAAATAACTCTTCTGACAAATTCTTTAAATCCTCGTCAGTAATTTCAACATGAGTAAATCCGTTATGCTCGGCCCATTTCTTTTTAGAACAATCATGTTTAATTGTCCCGAGAAATTTACTAGGTTCTCCTTTGTGCAAAAACGCATTGTAACTAAAATGTTGGCGCGGTGAAACTTCAATCGCGACCATATCATCTAGATTTATTAAATCTATTCGGAATTTGCTACCGGGAATACGGAATTCCTCTAGAACATTAAGGTGTCCCCAAAAGGGGCGTAAAAAATCCTTAACTTTCTTTTGAGGTTTAGAAACCTGATGATCCCAATTGATTTTATAATCCGAAGTTTTAATTGAAACCTCGGCGTTTGATCCAATTTTCTTAAATTTCATTAAAAGGGGACGTATTCTTTCTCTACGAAATTAATATTTTCCGTAGTAACTCTAATAACTGACTCATATCCGGTTTCGTCGAATTCATCACCCTCGAATCCTTGATTTTCAATAACTACCAAAGGAATAAGTCCGACATTCTCAACTTCTTGAATCGCTTTAACTAAATTATCAATTGCTTCTTGTTCTGACATATTAATCTCCTATGATTTTTTGTAAATAACCTGTTAAGAATTCTGTAACATCCGGGCGTTCATCAAAAAACTCAAACCAGCTATCAAGTCCTTGTAATTTCTCAGGAAAATCTAATCCATTATTCTTGAGAATTTCGGCTAGATTTTCAGAAACGTAAAACCAAGAGCCGCGCTTTTGAATCCATTCCCACATTACCAACAAATCACAAATCTCTTTTTCAATCCAAACTGACTTGCCGTTTTTCCGACCATACTTAATTGGATAGTTAATTTCGGTGCCGTTTGTTTCATTATTGGATTTAATAACCCGAACGCCGCAATAATGCCCGATTACTTTATTTTTTGACTTTTCATCAATAATAATATCATTTTTCCATCGTGGTAAGAATTCAAATACAAAGTCCGCGCCGTGCTCTAAAGCGTGCCCGCCGTTTGCCCCACCTTGCCTTTGTGTCGGCGCGGGACCACTCATTGAGATTTTAATAGCGTCACGTAATTGAGATAGAAAGAAAGCATAATGTCCTCTCTTAGATAAAGCTAGGGCAGTTTTCTTTAAGAATACTGAGGTAATTACTGCCCCGCCCGCTACCTGCGCCGAATCTTCTAAAGACTTTTCTAAATCAGCTTTTTTAGCCATCATGTCAACGCTATCTACAATGAAGAAGTATTTTGTATCTGTTGGATTATTTCTAATTAAATCGCCCATCAAACCAAAAACAGCTTCTAAAACATTTGATTCAAAAACAAAACAGGTGCCATCAACCCATTCTTTTGGGTCGTGAACAAATGTAATTCCTGAGCGGGCTTTTACTTCTGGCGAAAGTCGCCCTTCGCTCATAATATAAACAGCGCGCCTCTTAATCCCTTCTTTCTTTCCTATTTCAAGGAAGTGCATACAATAATCAAGAGAACAAGATGTTTTCCCGCCGCCTGTAATACCAACTGCTCTATGCGCTCCCGGCGCTAAACCGCCATTTGTCTTAACATTTAATAACATGCTAGAGGACGGCGTTTTATAATAAACCGTTGGCTCGAAATTATAGTGGTCATCCTTGTTTTTATTA